CCGGTAACAACGGCGGCACGATCTGCGGCACAAGCGGCTACGTTCAAGCCGTGGCGAGTAACACGGCGACCGCAGGAACAACCGGCACCTTCGGCTGGTGGGCGTTCCAGTATCCGGTGGGCGGCGCGGCTCTCGGCAACGGCTTTCTGTTCCACGAGCCGATTGCGGTCGGCTCGACGCCCTCGACCGATCAAGATCCGAGCGCGACTTACTTTCACCCGAGCGCATCGGGCGCGAGTTCGCCCACGATCATCGGGTCGAGCAACAGCCTCGCGATCGGCGCGTCCAACTTCAACGGCTGGGCGTTCTGGGAAGCCTACGGGCTCGCGGGTGCTGCCTACCGCCGGAACAATCCCGGCAATATCTTCGTGACCTACAACAACACGATCGGATCGGGGCTCGCGATCTCGTGGCCGTACTTCGGCGGGTCGCTCTCGCCCTATGACGGCAAGGTCACGATGACACCGGTCCTCGTCGGCGGTGCGTCGAACCCTGGCACGCTCACGAGGACGCTCTTCAAGGGCTACTCGACGGGAGTGCTCACATTCCAGACGACGCAGAACTTCGTGGACACGTTCAACCTGTCGTCTGCGGATCCTCGCGTGTGCGTGCAGAACGCGAACAGCACGATCAGCGTCGGTAACTGCGCGATCCCGTGGGTCACCAGCGTGGTGCCGCTGGTCTGATCATGGCCAACTTCAACGCCACCTTCCTCGACTCTCCGTCGATCTATCAGGCGACGCAGTCTCCTGTGGACGCAACGTACCTGTCGCCCTCGACGGTCACCGTCGCGGCGAACGTGCGCTACTACCAGCGGGTGTTCTCGTCGGGACTCTCGCTCTGGTGCTACTACTCGACGCTCAACGCCCTCGACCCGTCGCCGCTCTCAACGGCGACGAGCCCCAACTGGACCGGCTCTATCAGCGACCCGCAAGTGGTCGCAGCGGTGATCGAACCATGAAGCACACCATCCTTCTTGTGTCAGTCCTGACGATGGGCTGCGGAGCGAGCGCGGAACTTCGCGCGCGGTACGCGACCGAAGTGGCGCGCTGCACCGCGAACGAGCGTGCCATCGTGGATCGCCCCGGCACGTCGTTCGATGAAGACCAGCGTGATCTGCTCGCAGAGCGCGCTCGATGCGACGCGGCTCTCGCCGCGATCGGAGGTGCGCCGTGAAGCCTGACGAGATCGTGCGGATCGCTGTGACGGGGATCCAGACCATCATTTCGCTCGCGGAGGGACTCGGGCAGCGCGACGCCGTGCTGACCGCGCTCGACGCGACGCTCGCGGCGGCACGTCAGCGCACCGACGCCGACCTCGCGAAGAAGCATCGTCATGGGTGAGGCGTTGCACGGGCTCGGTATCGACGCCGTGCTCTGCGTCGCGGGCCTCGTCGGCAGTCTGATCTCGGTCGGACGGCAGAGCGCGAGCAACCTACGCGGGACGATCGTCTCGCTCGCGGCGGGCGTCGGAGCCGCGAACTACGTCACGCCGATCATCGTGGATCAGCTAGGCTCCGACAATCCGAAGTGGCATACGGGGTTGGCGTTCGTGCTCGGTACGCTCGGACTCAAGGTGATGGAGATCATCAATCAGCGAGTCGATGCTGAAGTAGCGAAGCGGTTCCCCGCGAAGACAGAAGGTCAGGAGTGATGGACTCCAGCAGCACAGTCAACAGCGTCTTCCACATCATCGGGCTCCTCGGCCTCGTGATGTTCATCGTGCTCCTCTACGGGCGCGGCAACAGCCTCGTCCACTCGTGGCCGCGATGGAGGACGCTCTCGCTGAAGGCCGCGCTCGCGCTCGTCGCAGGCGGGCATCTGCTCGCCGCGCTGTCGATGGAGAAGGTACCGGTCGGGGAGTTGCTGCTGAACGGCGGGCTCGCGATCCTTTGGTGCTGGGCGGCGGTTTTCCACTACCAGCACTTCCTCAAGCGTGACGCTCTCTCGCAGGAAAGAATCGACAAGTGACCGTCAAGATCCTCGACCTCCGTCACGAGCAGACGAATCCGTTCCCCGCCAAGCGGGCGAGCGACGGCAAGACCATCGCGACGAGCAAGGTGATCAAGGGCAAGACCTTTGAGCGTGATCCGAAGACGATCACGGGCATCACGATCCACCAGACCGCGTGTGTGTTCGGTCCCGCTGCTGACCTCGACAAGCGCAACCGTCGCGCGCTCGGCATCCCGGCGCACGCCGTGGCGTTCCGCGATGGGACCGTCGTCCTTCCTGCGCCGCTCTCGTGGTACCTCTACCACGGCAACGACTTCAACCAGTTCAGTCTCGGGCTGGAGTGCGAGGGGCAGTATCCCGGCCTGCTCGACGACCCGAAGACGCCGAAGCGCGAAGACGAGCAGACGATCTGGAAGGGCGCGAGCCCGACGCCGCTCGACGCGCAGGCGGTCGAGTCGTTCCGCGCAGCCCTCGCGCGCCTCGTCGAAGAGGGCCGCTCGCTCGGGATGCCGCTTCAGTATATCTGGGCGCACCGGCAGTCGAACGGGAACAAGCCTTCTGATCCAGGCCAGGAGATCTGGCAGAAGGTCGTGCTCGACTACGGCGTCAAGACTCTCGGGCTCAAGACGCAGCCGAGTCTCACGATGCGCGACGGGCGACCGATCCCGCGTGCGTGGGAGCCTGACAACGTCATCCCGCTCGGAGCCTACTGATGCCCGCAGCCTGGAGCGCGACGAGCGAGCGGCAGTACCAGCACGTCAAGGCGTCGTGCCTCGCGAAGCGTGGACGCAGCGCGAAGGCGAAGAAGACCTGCACGCGCATCGCAGCGGCGACCGTCAACAAGCAGCGCGTGCGCGACGGCGTCACGAAGAGCGGCGTGAAGTGCGCGTGTCCTCGCGGCTGGCGTCAACTCAAGGCTGACGGCGCGATGTGTTGGAAGCCTGGAGCGCGCAGGCACTCCAAGAAGATCTGCTTTCGTGGAGGCAAGCGATGAGAGTCGGCTGGAGTGCGGTGACCGCGTTGATCGTGATCAGCACGATCGGGTTTCTACTGAAGATGGACTACGACCGAGGCTACCTCCAGACCGGCTACGGTCTGCTGCCCCGTCGTCGCAAGTCACGTCGATGAAGGAGTGAGTCATGGGTCTATTCAGCGAGGAACGCGGGCCGGTCACCGTCGTCTACAACGCGACTGCGGTACAGGATCTCAACAGGCGTCTGCGAGATGAGAGCGGCAGCGGCGGGATGGGATCTCCGATCCTACTCGTCAACGTGCGCCCGCAGTCAGAACTGATCATCCGCAGCAACGTACCGGGGAACGTCAGCTTCCAAGTCATCGACAGCACCAGCCGTGCGGTGATCGCGGACATCGTTTCCGACTCGCAGGAGACGATCGCACTCAACGACGATCTGATCCTCTCTCGTTCGTGGCAGATGCGCGAGGCGTTCTTCCGCCTCGATCGTCCGCGCACCTACGTCGTGCTCGGCGTGCTCGGCGCGGTCGGCTACGGACTCTACCGAGCGTTCCGGCGATGAAGTGCCCCCACGCGCAGGAGTTCCATCGCAGCGTCAACATGACGCCGAGGGAGATCCTCGCGTGGGCGCGTGACCCGCGCAGCAAGTGCTACTCGTTCGCAGCGACTCGACGACGCCTTCCGGCGCTCGCGAAGCTGAAGAGCAAGCCCGTCTCCGAGTGGACGACTCGCGACTGCACCTACGCGCGCCGCGTGATCAACTTCAACACGCGCATGGAAGGCGGGATGCGTCGTGACGGCTGCACTCCCGGCTACGCGATCAGCCTGATGAACTGGGGCCGCAAGCCGAAGGGCTGCGCGGCTCCGAAGACCTGCACGCGAAGGAGCCGGTGATGGGGTACCGTCGAGCAGCAGAGGCGCGCACGATGCGCGTCGTTTGGACGAACGACTGCGGGCAGACGTTCTACGAGAGCGGGCTGACCTTCGGCGAGGCGACGCGACGCGATCAGGCGCTGCGAGAGCGCGGCTGCGAGTCGCGTGTCGAGTCGATGGTCCCGCCGCAGTTCTTCATCCAGTCGCAGTCCAGCTACCGGAAGCGCCGCTGGTGACCTCGCGCTGCAAGCCGCGCCCGACGAACCCGACGCTCTACGCCGAAGCGAGAGACGCCGTGAAGGCGCGCGTGCACCGCTGGCCGAGCATCTACGCCTCCTCGCAGGTCGTGCAGGAGTACAAGCGGCGCGGCGGCACCTACTCGCAGTCCTGCGGACAGAAGCGCGGCGGGCTGACGAAGTGGTTCCGCGAGAAGTGGGTGAACGTCTGCTACGCCGACCTGCCCCCATGCGGCAGACAAGGCGCGGCCAGCAGCGAAGCGGAGTACCGCCGCGCGTTCCCGAAGTGTAGGCCGCTGAAGGTAGCGCAGTCGATGACCGCTGTCGAGAAGAAGCGTGCGTGCCAGCGCAAGAGGCGCGTGGTACGGTCACAGCCGAAGTCCTCGCGCAAGGTCGTCTGGGTGAAGTGATGCACGGACACTACTGGAAGGCGATCGGCATCCTTGCCGCGACGGTGGGCGCGATCACGGTGACGTGGGCCGAGTACAACGGGCATCACCGCGAGGCGAAGATGCTCACCGTCGGCGCGTTCCTCGCGGGCGGCGTCGCAGCGGCGATCGGCGTGTTCACCGACGGCGAGCAGCGTCGCGCGCACTACGCTCGACTGGAGCGGCACGTCGCCGATGGCACGCTGCCTACGGCTGCGCCGACGACGGGCGAGACGGCTGCGACGAACCAGTTGCAGGCGCTTCGCGCCGCGCGCTACTTCGGCTGACGGAACCTCTCGGCGATCTGCCTCTGAAGCGCCGCCACGCGATCGGGCCGCGCTTCGGAGAGGTAGCCCTCGGTCGTGCGCACGCTGCGGTGCTGGAGCAGATCACGCACCGCGAGCGTGTCTTCGGTCGCGCGATACGCTTGCACGCCGACCGTGCGCCGGATGCGGTGAGTCCAGACTGCCTCGGTGATCCCGGCCTCCGCGCAGACCTCGTGCAGGAGGCGCTGCACCCGCTTGTACGCTGCGCCTCCCGCAGTCGCGCCGCCATGCCCGCGAGGCGCGACGAAGTCGGCCACGATGCCCATGGTGCCCGAGCACGCCGAGGACAGCTTGCGCCACGCCTCCGCAGCGCCCTCGCGCAGGAGCGTCGTCTCGGTGCCGCCCTTCAGCACCACGCGCACCGCGCCGCTTCGGTCGCTCTCGCGCAGGTCCGCGACCTCGACGCGCAGCACGTCGCCGACGCGCAGCCCCGTGCCCGACATGACTTCCAGAACTCGCGCAGCAGGCTCGGGGTGCTCGGCGAGTTTCGCCGTCAGGGCTGACCACGACTCGTCGTCGAGCGAGCGGGCCTCGCGCAGCTTCGCGACGCGCGTTCGCGCTCGACCCCCGAGCGAGGACCGCTGCCGCTGTGCGTCGAGGCGGGCGAGCGCCCCGTCGAGCACGCCCCAGCCCTCGGGC